CAGTAAGTTGGCTGCATCACCGCCTGCAGCATTCCAGTCGATGGTGCAGCAGTTCCGTAGCGACCTTGCCGGTATGGCGGCGCAGTGTCATGGTGGAAGCGCTCAAAAAGTGCCGTGGATTTGTGGCGACACCACATACATCTGGAAACAGAAGTACGCCACACAATATGAGGCGGTGTATGGCGCTTATAAAGGAAAGGAAGCACAGAATATTTTCTTTGTTCCTTTTATGACAGATAGCAGTGGTGAAAACACGCCCACGAATGAGCCGACGGAAGATCCGGATATCGTGGCTGCCGGTTATTACGGAGCGGCATCCCGGACATCGGCCAACTGGACGTCAGCAGACCGTGCGAGCCATTTCAGTGCCTGGGCACGGCGTGGGATTATTGCAGACAGAATGGCCTCGGCTATCCTGTCGCAGGCAGGGCGCTCACAGGCATTTATTGCCGGTGTAAAACCGGAGAACACACCATCAGCAGGTGGCTCTACGTCGCCGGATGACTCATCCCTGGAATCGATATCGCTTCTGGCCTCCGCCGGCGATGTTGCTTCTCAGGGGTGGAATATTACCGGGGGCAGCGTTCAGTTATCGGATGGCGTACTGAGAATTGTCAAAGAGAGCGGTAAAAGCTGGATACTATCGCATCCGGTGAAGAATGCATCCTCACTGCTGAGCCGGGGAGGGAAGCTGACCTGTAAGTTCCGTCTGACTGGTGCTCTGACAAACAACCAGTTTGGACTGGGGCTTTATCTGTACACAGACGCTCCTGTTCCTGATGGTGTGACGATGACGGGGACTGGTGATCCGTTCCTGATGTCGTACTTTACGCAGACCACCGACGGCAAACTGAATCTGATGCACCACAGGAAGTCAGGAAACACGAAGCTGGGGGAATTCGGGAACTACAGTAACGACTGGCAGGCGCTGGAGCTGGTGTTCACCGCCGGCAGTGCCACGGTTACTCCGAAACTGAATGGAGTGGCTGGCCCGGCATTCCAGGTTATAAAAGACAGTCTGACACTGGGACTGAATGCGCTGACGCTGACGGATGTTACAAAAAATGCAGCGTATGGCGTTGAGATAGAAAGTCTGGTGCTGGAGATAAATGCACCGGCAGCATAATAAAAAAAGCCAGCGACTGACCTGAAAGAAGACGCTGGCTAAAAGGCCTTATATGTTTGTAGAGACTTATTTTTCACAGACAGCAATGATGCCTGTCAATATATTATCAATATGCGGATTGTTTCAGTTACAGATGCTTTATTAAGGAAAAAAACAGCCAGCACTGACTTTCGGTGAAGAGGTGCTGGCTCAAAAGGATAGATGTACTTCACATGTTGCTTCTATATGGCGGTACATTTTCTGACAGACAGTGACGGATGTTGTCAAGATATTGTGTCATTTATAACCTGAATCAGGGGGGGAGCCGGAATGTTATCTGGCATTTTTAGCAGAGCCTGAATGCCATAATCACGGCTCCCGGTGTTGGCCGTCAGTGGGTGACACTGGCGGCTTTTTTGTTTTTCTTTACTTTCATTTTCTGTCGGCGGTGACGGAGACATACATCAGATGGAAAAAATCACAACAGGTGTGTCATACACCACGTCAGCGGTGGGGACGGGATACTGGTTACTGCAGCTGCTGGACAAAGTCTCTCCGTCCCAGTGGGTGGCAATAGGTGTGCTGGGAAGTCTGCTGTTTGGCCTGCTGACGTATCTGACAAATCTTTATTTCAAGATTAAAGAAGATAAGCGTAAGGCTGCGAGAGGTGAATAATGTCGCCGTCATTACGCAAGGCTGTTGCAGCTGCTATTGGTGGTGGGGCTGTTGCCATAGCGTCTGTGCTCATCACTGGTCCAGGTGGTAACGATGGTCTGGAAGGTGTCAGCTACATACCATACAAAGATATCGTTGGCGTATGGACTGTATGTCACGGACACACCGGAAAAGACATCATGCCCGGTAAAACGTATACCGAAGCAGAATGCAAAGCCCTCCTGAATAAAGACCTTGCCACGGTCGCCAGACAAATTAACCCGTACATCAACGTCGATATACCGGAAACAACGCGCGGCGCTCTTTACTCGTTCGTTTACAACGTGGGCGCTGGCAATTTCAGAACATCGACGCTTCTTCGCAAAATAAACCAGGGCGATATCAAAGGCGCATGTGATCAGCTACGGCGCTGGACATACGCTGGCGGTAAGCAATGGAAAGGCCTGATGACTCGTCGTGAGATTGAGCGTGAGGTCTGTTTGTGGGGGCAACAATGAGCAGGGTAACCGCGATTATCTCCGCTCTGGTTATCTGCATCATCGTCTGCCTGTCATGGGCTGTTAATCATTACCGTGATAATGCAATCGCCTACAAAGAACAGCGCGATAACAAGGCCAGTGAACTGGAGAAGGCGAACGCCACCATTACTGACATGCAGCAGCGCCAGCGTGATGCTGATGCACTCGATGATAAATACACGAAGGAGTTAGCTGATGCGAAAGCTGAAAATGATGCTCTTCGGCGCAAGCTTGATAATGGTGGTCGGGTGCTCGTCAAAGGAAAATGCCCTGTGCCATCCTCAGCCGAAACCTCCAGCGCCTCCGGCATGGGCAATGATGCCACCGTCGAACTCTCTCCAGTTGCTGGACGAAACGTTCTCGGTATCCGGGACGGAATTATCCGCGACCAAACAGCACTGAGAACGCTTCAGGAATACATCAGGACGCAATGCCTTCGATGATAGCGATAATTTTACTCATCATCCTTCACATCTGGCTCTGTAGACAGGGTGGTGCTCACTTCTGGAGTGAATCCAGATTAAACATCTCATTGCTGATGCTTGATATTGAGCATTTTGCGCGCGGTAAGGGGCTGCGTTGAGATAAGAGCCAGTCATTACAAATACCAGGATTTAGCCTCGCATTCGCGGGGCTTTTTATTGCCATTACAAAAGCCACTTCCTACAGAGTGGCTTTGATAATGGCTTATACCCTACACGGGATAACTTAACTGATATCCCTTTTAAAGGATAAAGGTATTCAAGCCTGACACATCATGCGCTGTATCGTCGCCGTATTCCCGTATTAACAGAGACCGTAGCCCGACGGGGAACTCCTTCTGCGCGAGTGTGTGGGAATAATCAAAAACGATGCACACCGGGGTTACCGGGTACACATATTTCATCATGCCAGCGAGTCCGGTTCTGGCACGGAAGAAACCGGACGTTATGATTTAGTGCGGAAATATTTGTGTAGTGTTCTGAATGTTCTCAGTAAAGAGTAATGAATTATCAAAGGTATAGTAATACCTTTTGTTTTCGTGGATATTTGTAATCCATCTGAAAACCCCTGCTGTAGCAAGATTTTTCCTGTATTCGTAAAATGATAACTCTCCTGATTTGAATCCTTTTAAGGTGGCTTCTATAAGGCATTTATTTTTTGAAAATCTTACATTTACAACCTTACCCTGTCCTTTTATTAAAACCGTATTATCGTTTTCAAGAACAAGATGAATATTCTCTGTGGCTAAATAGTAAATGTAATGTGAGACATTGTGACGTTTTAGTTCAGAATAAAACCAGTGATAGTTTAAATTATTTCGCACTTTATCGAATATTTGTTTAAAAATGGCAACCTGAGCCATTGTAGTACCTTCCATGTGATATGAGGGGTGTAGTCTGCACGATTATCTAAATTGCTTCAATCTGGTCTGATCTGTTTTCTGAGCAATTCAGTAATGTCACTCTTTTCTTTGTTTGCTTCAGGAGAAACTCTTTTTTCTGAGCACAGTCTCCGGCGGCAGGCTTCAATGACCCAGGCTGAGAAATTCCCGGACCCTTTTTGATCAAGAGCGATGTTAATTTGTTCAATCATTTGGTTAGGAAAGCGGATGTTGCGGGTTGTTGTTCTGCGGGTTCTGTTCTTCGTTGACATGAGGTTGTCCCGTATTCAGTGTCGCTGATTTGTATTGTCTGAAGTTGTTTTTACGTTAAGTTGATGCAGATCAATTAATATGATACCTGCGTCATAATTGATTATTTGACGTGGTTTGATGGCGTAGATGCACGTTGTGACATGCAGATGATAATTATTATCATTTTGCGGGTCCTTTCCGGCGATCCGACAGGTTACGGGGCGGCGACCTCGCGGGTTTTCGCTATTTATGAAAATTTTCCGGTTTAAGGTGTTTCCGTTCTTCTTCGTCGTAACTTAATGTTTTTATTTAAAATACCCCCTGAAAAGAAAGGAAACGACAGGTGCTGAAAGCGAGCTTTTTGGCCTCTGTCGTTTCCTTTCTCTGTTTTTGTCCGTGGAATGAACAATGGAAGTCAACAAAAAGCAGCTGGCTGACATTTTCGGTGCGAGTATCCGTACCATTCAGAACTGGCAGGAACAGGGAATGCCCGTTCTGCGAGGCGGTGGCAAGGGTAATGAGGTGCTTTATGACTCTGCCGCCGTCATAAAATGGTATGCCGAAAGGGATGCTGAAATTGAGAACGAAAAGCTGCGCCGGGAGGTTGAAGAACTGCGGCAGGCCAGCGAGGCAGATCTCCAGCCAGGGACTATTGAGTACGAACGCCATCGACTTACGCGTGCGCAGGCCGACGCACAGGAACTGAAGAATGCCAGAGACTCCGCTGAAGTGGTGGAAACCGCATTCTGTACTTTCGTGTTGTCGCGGATCGCAGGTGAAATTGCCAGTATTCTCGACGGGATCCCCCTGTCGGTGCAGCGGCGTTTTCCGGAACTGGAAAACCGACATGTTGATTTCCTGAAACGGGATATCATCAAAGCCATGAACAAAGCAGCCGCGCTGGATGAACTGATACCGGGGTTGCTGAGTGAATATATCGAACAGTCAGGTTAACAGGCTGCGGCATTTTGTCCGCGCCGGGCTTCGCTCACTGTTCAGGCCGGAGCCACAGACCGCCGTTGAATGGGCGGATGCTAATTACTATCTCCCGAAAGAATCCGCATACCAGGAAGGGCGCTGGGAAACACTGCCCTTTCAGCGGGCCATCATGAATGCGATGGGCAGCGACTACATCCGTGAGGTGAATGTGGTGAAGTCTGCCCGTGTCGGTTATTCCAAAATGCTGCTGGGTGTTTATGCCTACTTTATAGAGCATAAGCAGCGCAACACCCTTATCTGGTTGCCGACGGATGGTGATGCCGAGAACTTTATGAAAACCCACGTTGAGCCGACCATCCGCGATATTCCGTCGCTGCTGGCGCTGGCTCCGTGGTATGGCAAAAAGCACCGGGATAACACGCTCACTATGAAGCGTTTTTCCAATGGTCGTGGCTTCTGGTGCCTGGGCGGTAAAGCGGCAAAAAACTACCGTGAAAAGTCAGTGGATGTGGCGGGTTATGATGAACTTGCTGCCTTTGATGAGGATATTGAACAGGAAGGCTCTCCGACGTTCCTTGGCGACAAACGTATTGAAGGCTCGGTCTGGCCAAAGTCCATCCGTGGCTCCACGCCCAAAGTGAGAGGCACCTGTCAGATTGAGCGTGCAGCCAGTGAATCCCCGCATTTTATGCGTTTTCATGTTGCCTGCCCGCATTGCGGGGAGGAGCAGTATCTTAAATTTGGCGACAAAGAGACGCCGTTTGGCCTCAAATGGACGCCGGATGACCCCTCCAGCGTGTTTTATCTCTGCGAGCATAATGCCTGCGTCATCCGCCAGCAGGAGCTGGACTTTACTGATGCCCGTTATATCTGCGAAAAGACCGGGATCTGGACCCGTGATGGCATTCTCTGGTTTTCGTCATCCGGTGAAGAGATTGAGCCACCTGACAGTGTGACCTTTCACATCTGGACAGCGTACAGCCCGTTCACCACCTGGGTGCAGATTGTCAAAGACTGGATGAAAACGAAAGGGGATACGGGAAAACGTAAAACCTTCGTAAACACCACGCTCGGTGAGACGTGGGAGGCGAAAATTGGCGAACGTCCGGATGCTGAAGTGATGGCAGAGCGGAAAGAGCATTATTCAGCGCCCGTTCCTGACCGTGTGGCTTACCTGACCGCCGGTATCGACTCCCAGCTGGACCGCTACGAAATGCGCGTATGGGGATGGGGGCCGGGTGAGGAAAGCTGGCTGATTGACCGGCAGATTATTATGGGCCGCCACGACGATGAACAGACGCTGCTGCGTGTGGATGAGGCCATCAATAAAACCTATACCCGCCGGAATGGTGCAGAAATGTCGATATCCCGTATCTGCTGGGATACTGGCGGGATTGACCCGACCATTGTGTATGAACGCTCGAAAAAACATGGGCTGTTCCGGGTGATCCCCATTAAAGGGGCATCCGTCTACGGAAAGCCGGTGGCCAGCATGCCACGTAAGCGAAACAAAAACGGGGTTTACCTTACCGAAATCGGTACGGATACCGCGAAAGAGCAGATTTATAACCGCTTCACACTGACGCCGGAAGGGGATGAACCGCTTCCCGGTGCCGTTCACTTCCCGAATAACCCGGATATTTTTGATCTGACCGAAGCGCAGCAGCTGACTGCTGAAGAGCAGGTCGAAAAATGGGTGGATGGCAGGAAAAAAATACTGTGGGACAGCAAAAAGCGACGCAATGAGGCGCTCGACTGCTTCGTTTATGCGCTGGCGGCGCTGCGCATCAGTATTTCCCGCTGGCAGCTGGATCTCAGTGCACTGCTGGCGAGCCTGCAGGAAGAGGATGGTGCAGCAACCAACAAGAAAACACTGGCAGATTACGCCCGTGCCTTATCCGGAGAGGATGAATGACGCGACAGGAAGAACTTGCCGCTGCCCGTGCGGCACTGCATGACCTGATGACAGGAAAACGGGTGGCAACGGTACAGAAAGACGGACGGCGAGTGGAGTTTACGGCCACTTCCGTGTCTGACCTGAAAAAATACATTGCGGAGCTGGAAGTGCAGACCGGCATGACACAGCGACGCAGGGGACCTGCAGGATTTTATGTATGAAAACGTCCACCATTCCCACCCTTCTGGGGCCGGACGGCATGACATCACTGCGTGAATATGCCGGTTATCACGGCGGTGGCAGCGGATTTGGTGGGCAGTTGCGGGCGTGGAATCCACCGAGTGAAAGTGTGGATGCAGCCCTGCTGCCCAACTTTACCCGTGGCAATGCCCGCGCGGACGATCTGGTACGCAATAACGGCTATGCTGCCAACGCCATCCAGCTGCATCAGGATCATATCGTCGGGTCTTTTTTCCGGCTCAGTCATCGCCCAAGCTGGCGCTATCTGGGCATCGGGGAGGAAGACGCCCGTGCCTTTTCCCGCGAGGTTGAAGCGGCATGGAAAGAGTTTGCCGAGGACGACTGTTGCTGCATTGACGTTGAGCGAAAACGCACGTTCACCATGATGATTCGGGAAGGTGTGGCCATGCATGCCTTTAACGGTGAACTGTTCGTTCAGGCCACCTGGGATACCAGCCCGTCGCGACTGTTCCGGACACAGTTCCGGATGGTCAGTCCGAAGCGTATCAGCAACCCGAACAATACCGGCGACAGCCGGAACTGCCGTGCCGGTGTGCAGATTAATGACAGCGGTGCGGCGCTGGGATATTACGTCAGCGAGGACGGGTATCCTGGCTGGATGCCGCAGAAATGGACATGGATACCCCGTGAGTTACCCGGCGGGCGCGCCTCGTTCATTCACGTTTTTGAACCCGTGGAGGACGGGCAGACCCGCGGTGCAAATGTGTTTTACAGCGTAATGGAGCAGATGAAGATGCTCGACACGCTGCAGAACACGCAGCTGCAGAGCGCCATTGTGAAGGCGATGTATGCCGCCACCATTGAAAGTGAGCTGGATACGCAGTCAGCGATGGATTTTATTCTGGGCGCGAACAGTCAGGAGCAGCGGGAAAGGCTGACGGGCTGGATTGGTGAAATTGCCGCGTATTACGCCGCAGCACCGGTCCGTCTGGGAGGCGCAAAAGTGCCGCACCTGATGCCGGGGGACTCACTGAACCTGCAGACGGCTCAGGATACGGATAACGGCTACTCCGTGTTTGAGCAGTCACTGCTGCGGTATATCGCTGCCGGGCTGGGTGTCTCGTATGAGCAGCTTTCCCGGAATTACGCCCAGATGAGCTACTCCACGGCACGGGCCAGTGCGAACGAGTCGTGGGCGTACTTTATGGGGCGGCGAAAATTCGTCGCATCCCGTCAGGCGAGCCAGATGTTTCTGTGCTGGCTGGAAGAGGCCATCGTTCGCCGCGTGGTGACGTTACCTTCAAAAGCGCGCTTCAGCTTTCAGGAAGCCCGCAGTGCCTGGGGGAACTGCGACTGGATAGGCTCCGGTCGTATGGCCATCGATGGTCTGAAAGAAGTTCAGGAAGCGGTGATGCTGATAGAAGCCGGACTGAGCACCTACGAGAAAGAGTGCGCGAAACGCGGTGACGACTATCAGGAAATTTTTGCCCAGCAGGTCCGTGAAACGATGGAGCGCCGCGCGGCTGGTCTTAAACCGCCCGCCTGGGCGGCTGCAGCATTTGAATCCGGGCTGCGACAATCAACAGAGGAGGAGAAGAGTGACAGCAGAGCTGCGTAATCTCCCGCATATTGCCAGCATGGCCTTTAATGAGCCGCTGATGCTTGAACCCGCCTATGCGCGGGTTTTCTTTTGTGCGCTTGCAGGCCAGCTTGGGATCAGCCGCCTGACGGATGCGGTGTCCGGCGACAGCCTGACTGCCCAGGAGGCACCCGCGACGCTGGCATTATCCGGTGATGATGACGGACCACGACAGGCCCGCAGTTATCAGGTCATGAACGGCATCGCCGTGCTGCCGGTGTCCGGCACGCTGGTCAGCCGGACGCGGGCGCTGCAGCCGTACTCGGGGATGACCGGTTACAACGGCATTATCGCCCGTCTGCAACAGGCTGCCAGCGACCCGATGGTGGACGGCATTCTGCTCGATATGGACACACCGGGCGGAATGGTGGCGGGAGCATTTGACTGCGCTGACATCATCGCCCGTGTGCGTGACATAAAGCCGGTATGGGCGCTGGCCAACGACATGAACTGCAGTGCAGGTCAGCTGCTTGCCAGTGCCGCCTCCCGACGTCTGGTCACGCAGACCGCCCGGACAGGCTCCATCGGCGTCATGATGGCTCACAGTAATTACGGCGCTGCGCTGGAGAAACAGGGCGTGGAAATCACGCTGATTTACAGCGGCAGCCATAAGGTGGATGGCAACCCCTACAGCCACCTTCCGGATGACGTCCGGGAGACACTGCAGTCCCGGATGGATGCAACCCGCCGGATGTTTGCGCAGAAGGTGTCGGCATATACCGGCCTGTCCGTGCAGGCTGTGCTGGATACCGAGGCTGCAGTGTACAGCGGTCAGGAGGCCATTGATGCCGGACTGGCTGATGAACTTGTCAACAGCACCGATGCGATCACCGTTATGCGTGATGCACTGGATGCACGTAAATCCCGTCTCTCAGGAGGGCGAATGACCAAAGAGACTCAATCAACAACTGTTTCAGCCACTGCTTCGCAGGCTGACGTTACTGACGTGGTGCCAGCGACGGAGGGCGAAAACGCCAGCGCGGCGCAGCCGGACGTGAACGCGCAGATCACCGCTGCGGTTGCGGCAGAAAACAGCCGCATTATGGGGATCCTCAACTGTGAGGAGGCTCACGGACGCGAAGAACAGGCCCGCGTGCTGGCAGAAACCCCCGGTATGACCGTGGAAACGGCCCGCCGCATTCTGGCCGCAGCACCACAGAGTGCACAGGCGCGCAGTGACACTGCGCTGGATCGTCTGATGCAGGGGGCACCGGCACCGCTGGCTGCAGGTAACCCGGCATCTGATGCCGTTAACGATTTGCTGAACACACCAGTGTAAGGGATGTTTATGACGAGCAAAGAAACCTTTACCCATTACCAGCCGCTGGGCAACAGTGACCCGGCTCATACCGCAACCGCGCCCGGCGGATTGAGTGCGAAAGCGCCTGCAATGACCCCGCTGATGCTGGACACCTCCACCCGTAAGCTGGTTGCGTGGGATGGCACCACCGACGGTGCTGCCGTTGGCATTCTGGCGGTTGCTGCTGACCAGACCAGCACCGCGCTGACGTTCTACAAGTCCGGCACGTTCCGTTACGAGGATGTGCTCTGGCCGGATGCTGCCAGCGACGAGACGAAAAAACGGACCGCGTTTGCCGGAACGGCAATCAGCATCGTTTAACCTGACCCTTCATCACTAAAGGCCGCCTGTGCGGCTTTTTTTACGGGATTTTTTTTATGTCGATGTACACAACCGCCCAGCTGCTGGCGGCAAATGAGCAGAAATTTAAGTTTGATCCGCTGTTTCTGCGTCTCTTTTTCCGTGAGAGCTATCCCTTCACCACGGAGAAAGTCTATCTCTCACAAATTCCGGGACTGGTAAACATGGCGCTGTACGTTTCGCCGATTGTTTCCGGTGAGGTTATCCGTTCCCGTGGCGGCTCCACCTCTGAATTTACGCCGGGATATGTCAAACCCAAGCATGAGGTGAATCCGCAGATGACCCTGCGTCGCCTGCCGGATGAAGATCCGCAGAATCTGGCGGACCCGGCTTACCGCCGCCGTCGCATCATCATGCAGAACATGCGTGACGAAGAGCTGGCCATTGCTCAGGTCGAAGAGATGCAGGCCGTTTCTGCCGTGCTTAAGGGCAAATACACCATGACCGGTGAAGCCTTCGATCCGGTTGAGGTGGATATGGGCCGCAGTGCGGCGAATAACATCACGCAGTCCGGCGGCACGGAGTGGAGCAAGCGTGACAAGTCCACGTATGACCCGACCGACGATATCGAAGCCTACGCGCTGAACGCCAGCGGTGTGGTGAATATCATCGTGTTTGATCCGAAAGGCTGGGCGCTGTTCCGTTCCTTCAAAGCCGTCAGGGAGAAGCTGGATACCCGTCGTGGCTCTCATTCCGAGCTGGAGACAGCGGTAAAAGACCTGGGTAAAGCGGTGTCCTATAAGGGGATGTATGGCGATGTTGCCATCGTCGTGTATTCCGGACAGTACGTGGAAAACGGCGTCAAAAAGAACTTCCTGCCGGACAACACGATGGTGCTGGGGAACACTCAGGCACGCGGTCTGCGTACCTATGGCTGTATTCAGGATGCGGACGCACAGCGCGAAGGCATTAACGCCTCTGCCCGTTACCCGAAAAACTGGGTGACCACCGGCGATCCGGCGCGTGAGTTCACCATGATTCAGTCAGCACCGCTGATGCTGCTGGCTGACCCTGATGAGTTCGTGTCTGTACAACTGGCGTAATCGTGGCCCTTCGGGGCCATTTTCTCTCTGTGGAGGAGTCCATGACGAAAGATGAACTGATTGTCCGTCTCCGCTCGCTGGGTGAACAACTGAACCGTGATGTCAGTCTGACGGGGACGAAAGAAGAACTGGCGCTCCGTGTGGCAGAGCTGGAAGAAGAGCTTGATGACACGGGCGACACTGCCGGTCAGGATACCCCTCTCAGCCCGGAAAATGTGCTGACCGGGCATGAAAATGAGGTGGTATCAGCGCAGCCGGATACCGTGATTCAGGATACGGCTGAACTGGTCACGGTCGTGGCACTGGTGACGCTGCATACCGATGCACTTCACGCCACGCGGGATGAACCTGTGGCATTTGTGCTGCCGGGAACGGCGTTCCGTGTCTCTGCCGGTGTGGCAGCTGAAATGACAGAGCGCGGCCTGGTCAGAATGCAATAACGGGAGGCGCTGTGGCTGATTTCGATAACCTGTTCGATGCTGCCATTGCCCGCGCCGATGAAACGATACGCGGGTACATGGGAACGTCAGCCACCATTACATCCGGTGAGCAGTCCGGCGCAGTAATACGTGGTGTTTTTGATGACCCTGAAAATATCAGCTATGCCGGACAGGGCGTGCGCGTTGAAGGCTCCAGCCCGTCCCTGTTTGTCCGGACTGATGATGTGCGGCAACTGCGGCGTGGAGACACGCTGACCATCGGTGAGGAAAACTTCTGGATAGATCGTGTTTCGCCGGATGATGGCGGAAGCTGTCATCTCTGGCTTGGGCGGGGCGTACCGCCTGCCGTTAACCGTCGCCGCTGAAAGGGGGATGTATGGCCATAAAAGGTCTTGAGCAGGCCGTTGAAAACCTCGGCCGTATCAGCAAAACGGCGGTGCCCGGTGCGTCAGCAATGGCCATTAACCGCGTTGCTTCATCCGCGATATCGCAGTCTGCGTCACAGGTTGCCCGTGAGACAAAGGTACGCCGGAAACTGGTAAAGGAAAGGGCCAGGCTGAAAAGGGCTACGGTTAAAAATCCGCAGGCCATTCTCCGTTACGGTCGTAACGTCACGAAGATGGATGCCTTTGGCTGTACCAGCCGGGGGCAGGCGCACCGCGCTGGGCTGTGGCTGATTAAAACAGAACTGCTGGAAACGCAGACCGTGGACTTCAGCGTGGGTGCCGAAGGGCTTCGCCATGTACCGGGCGATGTCATTGAAATCTGCGATGATGACTATGCCGGTATCAGCACCGGTGGTCGTGTGCTGGCGGTGAACAGCCAGACCCGGACGCTGACGCTCGACCGTGAAATCACGCTGCCATCCTCCGGTACCACGCTGATAAGCCTGGTTGACGGAAGTGGCAATCCGGTCAGCGTGGAGGTTCAGTCCGTCACCGACGGCGTGAAGGTAAAAGTGAGCCGTGTTCCTGACGGTGTTGCTGAATACAGCGTATGGGGGCTGAAGCTGCCGACGCTGCGCCAGCGACTGTTCCGCTGCGTGAGTATCCGTGAGAACGACGACGGCACGTATGCCATCACCGCCGTGCAGCATGTGCCGGAAAAAGAGGCCATCGTGGATAACGGGGCGCACTTTGACGGCGAACAGAGTGGCACGGTGAACGGTGTCACGCCGCCAGCGGTGCAGCACCTGACCGCCGAAGTCACTGCAGACAGCGGGGAATATCAGGTGCTGGCGCGATGGGACACACCGAAGGTGGTGAAGGGCGTGAGCTTCCTGCTCCGTCTGACCGTAACAGCGGACGACGGCAGTGAGCGGCTGGTCAGCACGGCCCGGACGACGGAAACCACATACCGCTTCACGCAACTGGCGCTGGGGAACTACAGGCTGACAGTCCGGGCGGTAAATGCCTGGGAGCAGCAGGGTGATCCGGCGTCGGTATCGTTCCGGATTGCCGCACCGGCAGCGCCGTCGCGGATTGAGCTGACGCCGGGCTATTTTCAGATAACTGCCACGCCGCATCTTGCGGTTTATGATCCGACGGTACAGTTTGAGTTCTGGTTCTCGGAAAAGCGGATAGCGGATATCAGGCAGGTTGAAACCACAGCCCGCTATCTTGGCACGGCGCTGTACTGGATAGCTGCCAGTAGCAATATTAAGCCGGGCCATGATTATTATTTTTACGTTCGCAGTGTGAACACCGTTGGCAAATCGGCATTCGTGGAGGCTGTCGGTCAGCCGAGTGATGATGCATCAGGCTATCTGGATTTTTTCAAAGGCGAGATAGGGAAAACCCATCTGGCTCAGGAGCTGTGGACGCAGATTGATAACGGTCAGCTTGCGCCTGACCTGACTGAAATCAGGACGTCCATAACGGATGTCAGCAATGAAATCACACAGACCGTCAATAAGAAACTGGAAGACCAGAGTGCAGCGATCCAGCAGATACAGAAGGTTCAGGTTGATACAAATAATAACCTGAACAGCATGTGGGCAGTGAAGCTGCAGCAGATGCAGGACGGACGCCTTTATATTGCGGGTATCGGTGCCGGTATTGAGAACACCTCTGACGGCATGCAGAGTCAGGTGCTGCTGGCGGCAGACAGGATTGCGATGATTAATCCTGCGAATGGCAACACAAAGCCGATGTTTGTTGGTCAGGGCGATCAGATATTCATGAATGAAGTGTTCCTGAAATATCTGACGGCTCCCACCATTACCAGTGGCGGCAATCCTCCGGCATTTTCCCTGACATCAGACGGAAAGCTGACCGCTAAAAATGCGGATATCAGTGGCAGTGTGAATGCGAACTCCGGGACGCTCAACAACGTCACGATTAACGAGAACTGTCGGGTTCTGGGAAAACTGTCCGCGAACCAGATTGAAGGCGATCTCGTTAAAACAGTGGGCAAAGCTTTCCCCCGGGACTCCCGTGCACCGGAACGGTGGCCATCAGGGA